ACCATATCCTCTACAGGCGCAGCTACCTTCTCAAGTAGCGTGACGGCTACAAGTGGTTTAATAAATGGAACTACTGATGCATTCTTTGATTTGAATCGAAATGCAAGCGGAAGCGCAGGAAGGGTAAGATTTCAAACTGCGGGAACTGATGAATTTGAAATTGGTTTAAAGGGTGGTGTTGCAGGCTTCCATATTACAAAAGGAGATGCAACGGAATTAGTAACTGTTTTAACAGGAGGCAATGTAGGCATCGGAACGACTAGTCCAGATGTGACAGGTTTTGGGTGGAAAACATTAACTATAAAAGGAGGTACAAACTCAGGTGAAGCAGGTGTTTTAGAATTGCAAAGCCCCTCAACAACAGGAGCAGCAAATCTTGGAATCATAGCATTTTTAGATGGTTCAAATAGAAACGCTCAAATAGCAGGACAAAGAGATGGAGCAACTAATAGTGGCGCATTAAGTTTTACAACTTGGAATGCAGGAACGGGTGCCGAAAGAATGCGCATCACTTCGGGGGGTGAAGTTTTGGTTGGAATGACTTCAACAACTACCACGGGTGTTGGATCAATGATTACAGCGGGTGGTGCATTTGCTAACTTAAGATTGTTTGGAACGGGCACACAAACCTATGCGCAATTCTTTATTTCAGGCACGGCGGTTGGATCAATTACGGGCACTTCTGTTTTGACTTCCTATAATACTACTTCTGATTATCGACTAAAAGAAGACTTGCAAGAAATGAAAGGGCTAGAAAAGGTGCAAGAAATAAAGGTTTATAACTACAAATGGGTTGGTGAAGATAGCCGAATGGATGGCGTACTTGCTCACGAACTTGCGGAGGTTTTGCCCTATGCAGTTCACGGAGAAAAAGACGAAGTAGACGAAGAAGGCAATGACAAAATGCAAGGTGTTGACTATTCCAAAATAGTGCCGATATTAATCAAAGCAATACAAGAACAACAAGAACAAATAGATTCACTTAAAACCAAATAAACAAATGAAAATCACGCTAACAGAAGACCAAATCAAAATGCTAGAAGCATGGGCGCAAGAACTGCCTACCAAGTACGGGATGTCCTTCATCCAATTCCTAGCACAGCAAGTGCAGGAGCAGAATCCGAAAGAGGAAACAGAATAGTAAACATGGGGAATCAAAACGATTCCCCAAACCTTTAAAATACCTATCCAATGGCTGAAGAAAATAAGATCATTTTAGATGCGGATGTCAAACCCCTAAAGAAACAACTAAGGGAAGCGACTCAAGAACTACAACTAGCACGGCAGAAGTACGGGGAATTTTCCAATGAGGCTGTCAATGCTGCTAAGAAGGTAGCTACTATCCGTGATTCTATAGAAGATGCGAATGAGGCTTCTCAGCTATTTGATCCAGGTAAAAGATTTCAGGCATTAACTACGGCAGCCTCCACAGCAGCCGGAGGAATAGCAGCAGTTCAGGGTGCTATGGCTTTATTCGGTGGTGAATCAGAGGAAGTAGAAAAGGCACTCCTAAAAGTACAGGGTGCTATGGCTTTATCTCAGGGACTATCTCAGCTAAAAGATGTAGGAAAAGTAGGTGAGCAGTTAAAACTCACATTCAAGGGATTAGGCACTTCAGCAAAGGGGGCTACATCTTCCACAGATGGCTTGACAAAAAGCACGAAAGGATTCGGAAAGGCAATCATAGCCACAGGTGTAGGTGCTTTAGTAGCTGCCCTAGGTCTATTGATAGCCAACTTTGACAAGGTGAAGGAAGTCATGATGAAGCTATTCCCTGTATTTGAGGAAGTAGGCAAATTCATTGGTGGACTGATCACGGGATTCACGGACTTTATAGGATTGACAAATGAAGCGGAAAGAAATCTTGAAGCCCTTGGAAAGTCAAACGAAAAGTTGAATGATGATATCAACAATAAGATCAAGATCCTGTCTGCCCAAGGTGGAAAAGAGAAGGAGATTTACCAACTTAGAGCGAAACAGATAGATAGTGAAATAGCACTCTTGGAGGAAAGCCAAAAGGTCAAGGGGCAGCTAACAGATGAAGAACAGAAAAGACAAAAGGAACTAAATGCTGAGAGAACTGCGGAAGCATACAACTTCTTGAAGTTCCAAAGTGAGCAGGAGAAAGCAGCAGCCGAAAAAAGCAAGGCAGCAGGTGAGAAGGCAAAGGCTGAGGCGGATAAAAGAAGGGCACTAGAACTTGAAGCGCAGGGAATCCTTGAAGAATCAAAGCTAGAACTACTAGATCAGAGACAGCAGGAAGAAGCAGCAGTAGAAAAGGAATTCGAAGCCAAAAGACAGAAGCTAAAAGAAGCAGGAATTGAAGATGACGGTAGCCTAGAGATGGCACGGCAGAATAGACTTGCACAAATCAAGAAGCAGTACCAAGATGAAGAAGATGCCAAAGAGCAGGAATTCCAAAAGAGGCTAAATGATATCCGCACAGAGATCCGACTAGCAGGGATCAAGGATGAAAATGAGAAAGCAAGAGAGCAGATCCTACTTGAATTTGAAAAGCAAAGAGAAGAAGTCCTAAATAATGAGAAGCTAACAGGAGAACAAAGGATTGCACTTCAGCTAGAACTAGCACAACAGGAGCAGCAGCAACTAGCAGCCCTTCAATTGACTATTGATCAGCAGAATGCAGAGAAGGCACTACTTGAATTGGATATGCAGATGAAAGAGGCGGATGCTAGTTTCCAAATTCAGAAGGATCTAGTTGACAAAAAAGAAGCCCTATCCCTTGAGCAGTTCCAAAAAGGATTGATCAATGAGCAGCAGTACAATGATGCCTTGAAAGGATATTCAGATGCAAGGATTGAGATTGATCGGAAAGAGAATGAAGCTAAGATGCAGAACGCAGCAATGGCAGCAGGTCTCTTGAATACAGTATCTACCCTAGTAGGAAAGAACACGGCAGCAGGAAAGGCTACTGCTATAGCTGCTACTACAATTGATACCTACCTAGGTGCGCAGAAAGCCTATACTTCTCAGCTAATCCCAGGAGATCCTTCATCCCCTATTCGTGCTGCTATTGCTGCTGCTATTGCGGTAGCAGGTGGTATCAAGAATGTACGGGAGATTGTTAAAACGAAAGTCCCAGGAGGTGGTGCAGGATCTGCTCCTTCTATTTCTGCTGCTGCCCCTGCTTCGGTTGCTCAAGTGCCTACTATTGGGAATAGTCCTATCACGGCACTAGGTGCTGCTATGACTCCTGCACAGCCGATCAAAGCCTATGTAGTAGAAAGCGAAGTGACAGGATCTCAAAAGCGAGTAGCCGATATTGAACGAAGGGCAGGATTTTAATACTTACAGATATGGATAAATTACCACTTTATAAAATGTTTATCGCTGACGATATCGATGGCGAAGAAGAAGTTGATTTTGTAGCCCTAGTAGAATACCCTGCGATTCAGAAAAACTTCCTAGCATTTTCACAAGACTTCCAAGAGGATTCATATAATGACTACCCACAATCAGCAAAGGATAATGCCGAGCGTGGAATCCGTTTGAATGAGGCAGTAGGTAATCGCTGTGCCACACAGGTAGGGAAAATTCGTGCAACGCAAATCATGGCAGGCGAAAATCTCTCAAGAGAAACGATAAGAAGGACTTATTCGTACCTAAGCAGGGCTGCTGAATATTATAACCCTGAAGATACTGAAGCCTGTGGGACTATAAGCTATCTTCTATGGGGTGGGGAGCCTATGCTAAGATGGGCAGAAAGCAAAATGAATCAGGAAGATTTCAGGGCTGTAGGATTTAACAAATTTTCAATTGAGAATCAGGATCAAAGAATAGTGACCGGTCCACTCATGGTAGCAGATCTTCCTATCTACAGGAGAGAAGGAGATGAAGAATACTATGTATCCTTTTCAGCTGCTGAGATTAAGAAGATAGTACAGCGATTCTTTAAGAAAGGCTATCAATCAAAAGTAAATGTAGAGCATTCTACCCCTGTAGATGGGGTATTCATGTTTGAAAGTTACATCATTGATAGGGAGAAGGGAATCATGCCTCCGAAGGGCTTTGAAGATGTATCAAATGGCTCATGGTTCGGATCTTTCAAAGTAGATAACGAGAAGATATGGAACGAAGTGAAGGCAGGGACTTTCAAAGGGTTTTCTGTGGAGGGACTTTTCAGATATGAGAAGACAAATAAGGTGATCACCCAGGAGGAGCAGATCATGCAGCAGATATTCAAAATTCTATCCCAAATTGAACAAGATTAATTAACTAAATATTTACAATTATGAACGCAAAAGAAGCACTAGTAGAAATCAAAAAACTACTTTTCTCAGAGGCAGAAAAGCAGGCAGCCTTCGCATTGGTTGAAGGTAAGCTAGTAGATGGCACAGCAGTAGCCTATGATCTTGAGGCAGGAGATATCTTTGTGATTGGTGAAGATGGGGCACAGATCCCTGCACCTATTGGAGAGCATCAACTAGAATCAGGTGAAATAGTAGTAGTCCTTGAAGAAGGTAAAATTGCAGAAGTAAAGAAGGCAGAAGAAGAACCTGAAATCGAAGTAGAGATTGAGGCATCTGCTGAAGAAGTACCTGTAGAAGAACCTAAGAAGGATGAAGCAATGGCAAAGGTAGAGCAAGCCATGGGTGACCTTGAAAAAAAGGTAGAAGAATTGACTGCAAAGGTGAAGGCAATGGAAGAAAAAGCAGGTAGTGTAGAGGAAGCGGTAAAGATGTCCGCAGTAGTCCTTGAGTCTCTTGCAAAAGAACCAAGTGATAAAGCTATCACTAGCCCTAATCAATTTGCTAAGCAGTTGAAAGTAGAAAAAGTAGACAGGTATAATAGCCTTCAAAGCGCATTTCAAAAATTAAAACAAAAATAAAATGGCACTAGATTTATCAGCATTAACTAACTATGTAAAGGAGAACGAATTGCAGTTGACTTCAGCTGCTATCTTCTCAGCAAAAACTGCTTCTTTGATTGAAGCACTTGGTAATGTTCAGGTGGGTATCAAATCCGCTGAAACTATTAACATCATGACTACCGATGCGGTGTTCCAAGCAGGCGGAACTTGTGGTTTTAACTCAAGCGGAACTACTACCATCACTCAAAGAACTATCACCGTAGGTAAGATCAAGGTACAGGAAAGCATCTGCCCTAAGGCATTTGAAGCTAAGTACACTCAGAAGGCTTTGAGAGAAGGATCTTCTTATGACTACATGGCTTACGCATCTGAGTATTCTGCACAAAAAGTACAGAGAATTGGTGCTGCTTTGGAAACTGCTATTTGGCAGGGAAATACTGCATCTGAGAATGCTCAATTGAACAAGTTCATGGGCTTTGCTACTATCATTGATGCCCTTGGCTTCGGTGGTGCAGGTGATCCAATCAATGGAAACTCTGCTGAGGTTACTACCTTGACTACTTCCACTGTTATCGCTGCCGTTGATGCGGTATTCGCTGCCCTTCCTGCTGCCCTTTTGGACAAGGATGATGTAGTGATCTTCTGCGGAAACGATACTTTCCGTGAGTATATCCTTGCTTTGAGAACTGCTAACTTGTTCCACTACCCTGTAGATGCAGCTAACATGGAACTAGTAGTACCTGGTACTAATGTGAAGTTGATCGGTGTTAACGGATTGAACGGAACTGACTACCTAGTAGGTTTGTCTATGTCTAATATGTACCTAGGTACTGACCTTTTGAATGAGCAGGATCGTTTCGAATTGTTCTATGCAAAAGAGGCAGATGAGATGAGATTTGTAGTTGAGTTCAAACTTGGTGTACAGCTTGCCTTCCCTGACGAAGTAGTGTTCTGGAAGAAGTATGTAGCACCTTAATTCAAATAACGGGTAGGGGATTAACTCCTACCCTATTTTAAAACCTTAAAATAAAATAAATATGGCTTGCGCATTAACTCAATCATATACCCTTGACTGCAAAGATTCAATCGGCGGTTTAAAGGCAGTATGGTTTGCAGCCGTAGAAGATATCGCATCTTGGACAGGTAGTGCCGGAACTTACACCGATGTTACCATGGATAGCGGCAAGTATTTTTGGAAGTATGACCTAGTTAAGGAATCTTCCAACTTTGCAGAAGCCGTAAATACCAATGTTCAGAATGGGACTGTTTTCTATGCTCAGACCTTGGAAGTAATCCTAAATAAATTGCAGGTAAACACTCGAAATGAGATCCTTTTGCTTGCTAAGAATAGACTAGTTGCTCTTGTTCAGGATAACAATGATAAGACATGGGTACTAGGAGAGGTGAATGGACTTGACTTGACTGGTGGCGGATCAGGATCAGGTACTGCATTCGGTGATCGAAATGGCTACACTTTGACCTTCACAGGAAACGAGAAGGAATTGGCTGCTTTGTTCACTGGCACCCCTCCTGTATCTGCTTAAATATTTGGTTTGTTGTTTAGATGTGAAAGCACCTCCATATTGGGGGTGTTTTTTTTGTGTACACAATTCTAGTTTTTTCTATTTATAGGTATGGTGATAATCGAGCAGGGGGCAGATAGCGTGATCTACATAGCCCTATTTGATAAAAGAGAAACAAGCAGCAATGCCTACACCTTTTTATTTCAGCATGAAGTAACAAAGGAAGAGGTGACTTTAAACCTTACAGATGTGAGTGATTTCAAGGATCGATATTCAGAATTCTCAATTAGTGAAGCATCCTTCAGTTCTTCTACTGTTGGCTTTTGGCGGTACTATGTAACCCAAACGGGAAGCGGTGCTGATATTATAGCCACAGGAAAAATGGAATTGACTGCACCTAATCTATCCACTACAGGAGTGGTAAGATATAACGGCTATAATGGTACTTATAAGACCTATACAACAGCATGATAAAATTATTCAAGTTCGATCAAGTGCCTTTGCCCGTTTACAAAGAAGTAAAAGGGAAAGAATACATCTACTACGGGGAGAAGAATGACTACCCGAACTACCTACTTCGGATCTATAACAATAGCGCAAAGAATAACGCTATCATCACGGGCAAGGTAGACTACATCTGTGGCAATGGGTGGACTGTCAAGGCTGAAGATGAAATGCAAAAGGCGAAGGCATTCGGTTTGATTGATCGGATCAACACCAAGCAGGAAAGCCTGAACGAATTGACAAAGAAGCTAGTGACTGATCTATCCATCTTTGGAGGCTACTATCTTCAGGTGATATGGACTAAAGGCACGGGTGAGATTGCAGAACTCTATCATGTAGACTACTACAAGGTGAGAACTAATGCAGACAATAGTGAATTCTATGTCTCTGACAATTGGATCAAGAATGACAATGTCAACCCTAGACCTGATTTTGATACCTATCCTGCATTTGATCCTAATAACACCACAGGCACACAGATCTTATATTTTAAGGAATACAGAGCAGGGGCGAATACTTACAGCCTACCTGACTACAGAGGGGCTATCTCTTACATTGAACTAGATATCAGCATAGGTGAGTACCACCTAAACACCATAAACAACGGGATGTTCTCTAGCAAGTTAATCAACTTGAACGGAGGGAAGGTATCCCAGGAAGAAGAGGATCGAATTGAGAGACAATTCAAGGATAAATTCTCAGGATCTAAGAATGCAGGAAAATTCATGTTGGCATTCAATGATAGCAAGGAGAATGAACCTTCCATCATTGACCTATCAGGTACTGAATTAGATAAGCATTTTGACCTACTGAATAAGACAGTTCAGCAGGAGATCTTCACAGGTCACAAAGTAACTTCACCTATGCTTTTTGGAGTAAAGACTGAAGGGCAGCTAGGAGGCAGAGCAGAAATGAGAGAGGCTTCTGAGTTATTTCAGAACACCTATGTTAATTCAAAGCAGCAAGCCCTAGAGGAAGTCATCAACTACCTTTTGAAATTCAATGATATTATCGCTGAACTTGAGATCAAAAAAGTAGAGCCTATTTCTTTTGAATTTTCTGAGACTATAATTTCTCAGAATATGACTCAGGATGAAATCAGAGAGAAGCTAGGACTTGCACCAATTGAGAAGAAGGAAAGCCAAGGTGCGCAGGACATCATAAACTCATTGAATAGCCTATCCCCATTGATTGCTACCAAGGTAGTTGAATCTATGGATGTAAATGAATTGAGGGGCTTGATTGGGTTACCTGTACGGACTGAAATAGTAACCCCTACAGAAGTCATCACAGATCCTACCCAAGGATTCTCTGATCACCTCCACCTTGAGTGTAGCATCTCAGAACATGATGCAAATATTCTATCAAAGTTTGAAGGTAAGGGTGTATCAAAGCAAGGATTCAAAGTGATTGAAAGTTCAAAGATGCACTTTTCTAGCATGGATGATTTCATCAAGCAGGATCTATTCGCTGAGTATATGCTAAATGAAGTACAGAAGAAGATCATCACTCAGATTCAAAGAAATGAGGCGGTGACCATTCCACAAATAGCCAAGGCAGTAGGTATAGATGAAGCATCTGTGATATCAAGAATCAATACTTTGATTGATGATCAGGTGCTAGTAGAAAAGATCAACAGAGACGGCTTGATCACTAGATCGGTGACTCGATCAGGGGTAGCAGCTATCAAAAGACTTCAACCTGTGACTTCCTTCAAGGTGCTTTATAGCTATGAAGAAAGACCTAACATCCCTGAAGCTAAAAGTGGAAGTAGACCTTTGTGTCAAAAGCTATACAAAAGTGATCTATTCTTCACACGGGAAGAGATTCAAAATATATCCAATCAGCTAGGCTATAGTGTATTTCAATTGTGCGGTGGATGGTACACCAACCCTGACACAGGCAGAAGAACTCCATACTGCCGTCATGAGTGGAAAAGAAATGTAGTAGTAGAAAAGACATCAAGATGAGCGCAAATGTATTAATGATCAGTGAACAGTCCTTCAAGGATTTCACTGTAGCTTCCGCAAATATTGACCTGAAGAATGTGACTCAGG